CAGTCTTTAATGTACGTAACCGTTAGAACCTGTGAAAATATAAGTCTAAGAGTAGCAGACATGTTAAGCTTTCCTTTAACTAAAGAAGCTTTAATGAATTCTATAAACGCTGCAAATGTAGCTACGTTACAAGAAATAGGTGATTTGAACATGCACGAGTTCGGTATATTTTTAGAATTAGAACCAGAAGAGGAAGAAAAAGCGCAGTTAGAAAAAAATATACAGGTTGCATTACAAACGGGTAGCATAGCTCTTAGTGACGCTATAGATATTAGAGAGATTAGAAACTTAAAGTTAGCAAATCAATTCTTAAAGCATAGACAAAAAATAAAAAGAGATCAAGAACAACAGGCGCAACAAGCTAATATTCAAGCTCAGGCACAGGCAAACGCTGAAACAGCTGAAAAAGCTGCTATGGCTGAAGTTCAAAAGCAACAAGCTTTAGCTCAAACGGAATTACAAATAGAACAAGGTAAATCTCAGTTTAAGATACAGCAAATGCAGCAGGAAGCTGAAATAAAAAAGCAATTGATGGCTGAAGAGTTTCAATATCAAATGCAATTAGCTCAAGTTAGAGCTGACGCTGAAAAAGGAAAACTTCAAGACATCGAAGATAGAAAAGACGAAAGAACAAAAATACAAGCAACTCAACAATCTGAGTTAATAAGTCAAAGGCAAACCGACTCACTACCAAAAAACTTTGAATCCGCAGGCATGGATAATCTAGGTGGATTTGGGCTAGAGCAGTTTGACCCTAGGTAAAGAATTTTTTAATTATTTAATTATATTATATTATGTCAGAAATAGTAAAACAAGAAGGAGACTTCAAAATCAAGGCTAAGCCTAAAAAGCCTAAAAAGTTAGTCGCTGATAATGAAGTGATTAAGGTAGAAATGCCAAAAGTAAATCTAGATCAAGCTGAAAAAGTAGCTCCAGAAATTACAAAGATAGAGATTAAACCTGAAAAAGTAGATCAGATCGAAGAGGTTGTTGTCAAAGAAGTACAACCAACAGAGGTAGAAAACGCAATAACTGAAGATCCAGTTATGCAAGAGATCATCGATGAAGAGGTTGAAACTGTTACAGAACAAGTTGAACAAGCTGTACAGGAAAACAAACAAACAGGTAGAGCTTTACCTGAGAACGTTGAGAAGTTGGTTTCTTTTATGGAAGAAACTGGCGGAACAGTTGAGGACTATGTTAGATTAAATGCTGACTACTCAACAGTCAATGACGCTACTTTACTTAAAGAGTATTACAAAAAAACTAAACCTTATTTAGAAGGTGAAGATATAGATTTAATCTTAGAAGACTTTTCGTATGACGAAGAGTTAGACGAAGAAAGAGAAATACGTAAGAAAAAAATTGCGTATAAAGAAGAAGTTGCAAAAGCTAGAAACTTTCTAGAGGAAACAAAGAGTAAGTACTACGACGAAATCAAGTTGAGACCCGGCGTAACTCAAGACCAACAGAAAGCTACTGACTTTTTCAACCGTTACAATGAAGATCAAAAAGCTGCAAAACAACAGCATGACCAATTTGTGCAAAGTACTAAAAACTTATTAAACGATGATTTCAAAGGTTTTGATTTCAATGTTGGTGAGAAAAAATTTAGATACGGAGTCAAAAACGTCAGCGAGGTTGCCGAAGCACAATCTGACATTTCTAATTTTATAGGGAAGTTCCTAGATAAAAAAGGAAATATTGCAGATGCTAGAGGTTATCACAAAGCTATGTATGCAGCGCGAAATGCTGACACTATAGCTCAACACTTTTACGAACAGGGTAAAGCCGACGCGGTTAAAGATGTTGTAGCTAAATCAAAAAACATAAGCACAGAACCTAGAAAAAATTCTAGTGGAAATGTATTTGTTAACGGGTTAAAGGTAAAAGCAATTAGCGGTTTTGATTCTTCGAAATTAAAAGTAAGAACAAAAAAATTTAACTAAAAACAATTAATTATTATGGCATTAGATCCATTATTTGGTAGTATCGTACCATCACAAAAACAACAAGCATTAGCTACAAACTTTTTATCATTCAACGGAGGAGCAAATCCTGGAGATAGCGACACTTTCGCTCAACAGTATTTACCAGAAATCTACGAACAAGAAATCGAGCGTTACGGAAACAGAACGTTATCTGGATTCTTGCGTATGGTAGGAGCAGAGATGCCAATGTCTTCTGATCAAGTAATCTGGTCAGAACAAAATAGATTGCACATCTCTTACACAGATGTAACAAATGACCAAGTAAATACTTTAACTATTCCAGTTTCTGCTACTGTAAGAAACGTAATTTCAGTTGGATCAACTATCGTTGCTATCGACAAATTAGGAGCAGAATTAAAGTGTGTTGTAACCGCTTCTAACCTTTCTACAGGTGTATTAACAGTTGCTCCTTATACTGCTACAACAACTGCTACTTTAGCTGTTGAAGATATCAAGATTTTCGTATACGGTTCAGAATATGGAAAAGGATCAAGCACTCCTAACTACTCTGCTTCACAGACAGATGGTTATGTAAGCGTAGAACCTGATTTCACACAATTCTCTAACTCTCCAATCATTATTAGAAACAAATACGTAGTATCTGGATCTGATATGGCTCAAATCGGGTGGGTAGAAGTTGCAACTGAAGACGGAACTTCTGGATACTTATGGTATTTAAAAGCTGAATCTGAAACAAGATTACGTTTTGAAGACTATTTAGAAATGTCTGTAGTAGAAGGAGAAAAAGCTTCTGCTGCTGGTGCTGGATCTGCTGCTGCAGCTGGATACAAAGGTACTGAAGGTTTATTTGCTGCTATCAAGTCTAGAGGAAATGAAGAAGCTGGATTCAACGCTGCTGCTGATGCATTAGGAGAATTTGACGCTATCTTGAAAAACTTAGATACTCAAGGAGCTATTGAAGAGAACATGTTATTCTTAAACAGACAAACTTCTTTAGGATTTGACGATATGTTAGCTGGATTAAACGGTGGAAACGCTGGAGCTGGTTCTGCATATGGTATCTTTGAGAACTCTGAAGATATGGCATTGAACTTAGGATTCTCTGGATTCCGTCGAGGTTCTTATGACTTCTACAAGACTGACTGGAAATACTTAAACGATGCTTCTACAAGAGGTGGTGTAACTGAAGCTGCTGCTGTAGCTGCTCCTGTTGCTGCTATCGACGGTGTATTAGTACCTGCTGGAACTTCTACTGTTTATGACCAAGTATTAGGAACAAACATTAGACGTCCATTCCTACACGTACGTTATAGAGCTTCTCAAGCTGATGACAGAAGAATGAAGCAATGGTTAACTGGTTCTGCTGGTGGAGCAATGACTTCTGACTTAGATGCTATGGAAGTAAACTTCTTATCTGAAAGATGTTTATGTGTACAAGGTGCTAACAACTTCGTATTGTTTACTAAGTAGTAGTACTATATTATTGTAATTCTTACCCTCGTTATATAAACGGGGGTAATTATTACTCTTATTAAATCATTAAACTATTAAATTATATTATATCATGAAAACAAAAGTAAAAGCAAATGAAAAGTGGGAAATCAAAGATAGAACTTACTTTACCACAGGATCATATCAACCATTAACGTTAAGAATACCAGCTAGGCACAGTTTAAAATCGCCTATGCTTTATTATGACGAAGAAACAAATGAACAAAGAGAATTAAGATACGCTACTAATATGTCATCACCATTTAAAGATGAACAAAAAGGAGAAGTAACTTTAGGCCATATCTTATTTAGAGACGGATCTTTGTTTGTACCAAAAAGAAATCAACAATTACAAAAACTTTTATCACTGTATCACCCTTTAAAAGGAATTAGATACACTGAATTTGACGCTGTTGAAGAAGCTGAAGATGAGTTAGATGTTATGGAGATGCAAATTGAAGCCTTAAATGCTGCTATGTCACTGGATGTTGACCAGTCAGAAGCAATACTAAGGGTTGAACTAGGCTCTAGAGTTAGTAACATGTCATCTAAGGAGCTTAAAAGAGATTTACTACTATTTGCAAGACAGAACCCTGCTTTGTTCTTAGAACTCGCTAAAGACGAAAACGTACAATTAAGAAACTTTGCTATCAAAGCTGTAGAAGCTAAGATTATTAAGTTATCACAAGATCAAAGATCGTTTTCTTGGGCAAGTAATGGTAAGAAGCTAATGACAGTTCCTTTCGATGAAAATCCTTACTCAGCTATGGCAGCGTACTTCAAAACAGATGAAGGTGTAGAAGTCTTCAAATCTGTGGAGAAAAAACTTAAATAGCATGTAATACTAATATAATGGGGGATCACTTCGGTGGTCTCCTTTGTATTATAACAAATATAAAAAATAATGGCAATAAACGTAGACACAGTATACAAAACAGTTCTGTTAATACTTAACAAAGAACAGAGGGGTTATATGACACCTGATGAATTTAATAGGGTATCTACTCAAGTACAGTTAGATGTTTTTGAGCAATACTTCGATGATTTAAACCAGCAACTACGAGTGCCACAATCAGATTACGATTACTCAGACAGACAAATGAGTATCGACGAAAAAATGTCACCGTTCAAAACTTCAGGAACTTGCGTATATAGCGGGAGTAAATTTAATTTTCCTGTAATTGAAGCTGAAGGCGGTACAGTTATATATAATGGCTCAGAACCTGCTGGTTCTCAAGTAGCTTTTCATAGCTTAGGTACAGTGCTATACACGCCTTTAACAGGTTTCCCAACAGAAATACAAAGATTAGCTCGTAACGAATTCTACAACATACAGCAATCTCCTTTAACAGCGTCGACAAAAGACTTTCCAACATACCTATACGAGGGTGGTAAACTAACAGTTAGCCCTTCTTCTATACAATCAAACGTAAGTATAAGTTTTCTTAGAAAGCCTAAAAATGTAATTTGGGGTTACAACCTAGGTAACTTAGGTCAATATGTTTATTCGTCTGCAAATTCTCAAAACTTTGAGTTGAACACCGGTGAGCAAGTTAATGTTATAACTAGAATTTTATTTTACTCTGGAGTTATTATTAGAGACCCACAAGTTATACAAGTTGCTGCTTCTGAAATACAACAAAACGAAAACAATAAAAAAAGCTAATAAATGTCATTAATAACTGAAAACAATAGACAATACTATGAAGGTGCTCAAGGTTTTAGAGGAGATGGATCAACATTATCGTTTACAACAACTTTTAATACTGATCTAAAGTGGTATGCTGCTTCAAGTTCTGAAATTGACTACGCTAAAAATAACTTTAAATTATATAGTAGCTCTAATGGTCTTCCAGGAAGCTGGAGTGAAGTTACTACAGGTTATACTGTTTCTGGAAATACTATAACATATACAGATGCTCCAGTCGACAACCTTTATATAGTAGCTCAACTAAAGAGACTGGATGGAGGTAATTATGGAAACACATACGCTGAAAAAGCTGTTGGTGAAACTGTTGAAAAGAATTATGGCTCATACGCTTACACAAAGCTAAATGATATTATAAATAACTTTATAGTTGCTTACGTTGGTGCTGGTAAATTAATTCCAAGCGCTAAACGTACAGATATAATATTTCACGCTAAAAGAGCAATGCAAGAGTTTAGTTACGATACCTTGAGAAGCGTAAATTCTCAAGAACTCACAATACCTCATAGTTTAAGTTTAGC